AACTATCAAGGACTTACAGAGCAAAAGACAGGGTAGGCAGGGTAGTCACCCTTTATTTAACTTTATTTTAAAAAATAAAAAATAAAAAATATATTTATAAGGAAACTGGAATATACCCTGCCTACCCTGCCTACCCTGTCTTTTCCGACACAAATTTTCGCAATGTGGGCAGAAACAATGGCTTCTTTGCATTAATATGTGTATGAGCAAATACGTATACCAAATACAAGGCGCATTGGAAAGTGCGGATGGAAAGTTTCATGGCTTTCGAGTATTGGTGTGTGATTTGAACAATCTTGATTCCGTAGATGTTCCAGTTGAAGTTCTGGACCACGAAACGGCAAAGTACATCCAGTTTCGCCTAAAGTGCACAGAAGGCGCAATGGACATTTCTAAATTGCCGTATGGAGTGCAAAACAAAATTCGAGCGCCGTTAGGGCGTTGGCTGGACCAATGGGTCCGAGAAAATTTCTATGGCGATTACAGCAAACCAAAAAGTATTAACCCTTGATTACTGGAAACCCGCTAGCAAAATTGAAGTTGGCGATTATGTCATTGATAAAAATGGCAACCCAGTTAGAGTCAAACTAGTTCAGCAGTACCGCTCAGAGCAGTGTTATGAAGTGGTATTGAACGACCACCTATCCGTAGCAGGTGATGTGCAGATGGGTTTTCTATTGGAAACCGAAAAGTATCGCAACCGCCTCAAAGACTACAAGGGTATTAAAAAGTTTCGGCGTCCGCTCAAGTTCACCAAACTGGGCGATATGCTTAATATGCCGTTGACCCAAAAGCGGGATGGCAGATCCTCCCTTTCTATTCCCACAACCCAGCCCCTCAATTTGCCGCACCAAGATTTGCCAGTGCCGCCGTTTTTGTTTGGCTTTTGGTTTTTAAACCACAAACCCAAAGGCCATATGGTTTTTCCAAAAGGCCAGCAAAAGTATATTACCGAAAAGTTTAAGGAGTATGGCTATAAGGTAATTGTAGGAGAACGCCACCCCAATGGCGAGCGGCAGTTTATTGTTGACCCGCCGATCTCTAGTCAACTCACGCCGCCCAACCCAGCCAAAATACCGAATAACTATTTGCTGGCATCATCTGAACAACGGCTGCAGTTATTGTCTGGTTTGATTAATGCCAAGTCGCGCCAATACTCAGACCAAAAAGACCGCTTTAGAATCACACATCCGTATTACCCCGCCTTTTTGGGAATCGTTGGCCTAATTGAATCGTTGGGCAACCACACCAGCTGTATGGAACAAAAGCCCGGCAGCTATACTGTATTTTTTAAAACGCGTTTGCGTTTAGTTGAAAACCAAGTCTCGCCGCCCATCAAGGTGCATTTAGGTCGGCGCTTTATTAAAAAGATTATTCCTATCGCACCGCAGTCTTGCGTACACATTGAAACCGATGGCGTAGACAAATCGTTTCTCGTAGGAGAAGGTTTTATATCATGTCTTTAACCCCAGCACAAGAAGCTAAACTAAAGAAGTTTGCAGATGCGCGAAAGCATTGGCCTAAACAACAACTCGAATCTGTTCTGTGGCAAGTCAAATGGGCTCTGCAGGCCCTCCCACACCAAAAAGAACCAGACGACGGTGAGTATGATACTTTCCTCATGTTGGCGGGACGGGGATCTGGCAAAACACATACGGCGTCTCATTGGATTGGTATTCGTGCTTGGACCTATGACAACACTCGCTGGCTTGTCACTGCCCCAACCAGTAATGATATCCGTGCAACTTGTTTCGAAGGAGACTCCGGTCTTCTCAATATCATACCCAAAAGCCTTATACGAGATTACAACAAGTCCCTCTTTGAGATTACCCTCACAAACGGATCTCTTATTCAAGGCATCCCCGCCTCAGAACCAGAACGTTACCGCGGAAAACAATTTCATGGAGCTTGGTTTGACGAGCTGTGCGCCTTCGAGTATCTTGACGACGCATACGATGGAGTACAGTTCACCCTCCGTCTGCGCGATCCTAGAATCCCGCGCGTCCAGCAAATTATCACCACCACGCCAAAACCAAAAGAACTCATTGTCGACCTTGCCGAAGGAAAAATCGGTGGCGACGTCTACATGGTCAACGCGTCGTCATACGACAATCGGGCGAACCTCTCCGAAACATTTTTTAAACAGCTAGAGACATACGATGGCACCGACATCGGTCGCCAAGAGATTTACGGTGAAATCCTTGATCCCGAGCAAGCTGGTATCATCAAGCGCAAACAGTTTCGTATGTGGCCAGCTGGCAAACCATCTCCAACTTTGGAATATGTGATTGCCTCATATGATCCAGCCACATCCGAAAAGACAATGAACGACCCGACCGCGTGTACGATCTGGGGTGTATTTGAACAAGAAGACGCCGGTACGGCAATCATTCTCTTAGACGCATGGGACGAGCACCTATCATATCCACAGCTGCGTCGTAAAGTGATTGACGATTTCAAAGAAGTGGTGTACGGCGCGGATAACGACTTTGCAAAAGGCCGCAAAGCTGACCTGATTCTGATGGAGGATAAGTCAGCCGGTATTTCGCTGATCCAAGAACTGCAAGGCTCGGGTGTTCCGGTGCGCGGATATAACCCCGGACGTGCCGATAAAGTCCAGCGTTTGAACATTGTCGCACCATTGATTGCCAAAGGAAAAGTGTGGATACCAGAAGACCCAAAACAAAAAGGCGAGTTTGCAGAATGGGCAAAACGGTTTTTGCGTCAAGTTTGTTCGTTTCCCGAAGCTGGAGGCCATGATGACTATGTGGATTCTTTGTCACAAGCATTACGGGTACTTAGAGATTCTGGGTGGATCCAGCTCGATTACCTACCTGCACGCGATTATAACTATGCTGATGATGTATTAGGCAAGCGTTTTGCCAACCCATATGCGCAATAGGGCGGATTGACCCCCTTTATTGCATTAATATTAATAGGACAACCATGTCCACCAAATTCCCCAAATATCGAATAATCTATGGCAAACCCAATATTACCAATTCAAGCTGGAAATCATTTACCGGGCCTTGGTCACGATGATGATATTCTTGACGCGCAAGATCAAGAAGTGGAAATGGACGCCATTGAAGATGCGTTGGGATTAGACACCGATGAAGTTGAACAAGAAGTCATTGAGTTAGATGACGGCTCAGTTGTCGTCAACTATACAGAAAAACGCGGTCCACAAAAAGATCCTGAGTTTTATGAAAACTTGGCTGAAGTACTTGACGAAGGCACATTGCAATCAATGGCCATCGAGTATTTGGACTACATTGACGTTGACAAAGAATCTCGTAAGCAACGCGACAAACAATACGAAGAAGGTTTACGCCGCACCGGTTTAGGCAAAGACGCGCCCGGTGGTGCAACATTCGATGGCGCATCCAAAGTGGTGCACCCCGTCATGGCAGAAGCCTGCGTTGACTTTGCTGCATCTTCATCCAAAGAACTTTTACCACCAGATGGAATTGTTAAGTCAAACATCAAAGGTGAAGCAGACCGTATAAAGAACGAAACTGCAGAACGTAAAGTCACCTTTATGAACTGGCAGTTGTCTGAACAGATTCCAGAATACCGTGACGAGATGGAACAGCTGTTGACTCAGCTTCCTCTCGGCGGTTCCCAATTTCTCAAGTGGCGTTGGGATAGCGAACAGCGCCGCCCAACTTGTGAATGGGTGCCGATTGATAACATCTACTTGCCTTACTCGTCTACCAACTTTTACACCGCACAACGCGTAACAGAGGTTCAAGACATTACTGAAGATACGTTCATGCAACGTGTTTCAGCTGGCATTTACAAAGACATCGATAGTCTTTACACATCAGACTCACCATTAACTGAGCAGACTCGTTCAGAAGCAGCTAACGATAAGATTGAAGGCAAAGATATGCCATCAAAGAATATCGATGGCTTGCGTCGTATTTATGAGATTACCTGCTTTATGCGTCTGGAAGACGATCCAGAAACCGAAGGCCGTCGCGCTCCTTACATTTTAACAATTGATGAAACCACAAGCAAAGTAATTGCCTTGTATCGTAACTGGGAGGCTGGCGATGACAAACTCGAAAAGATGGATTGGTATGTCGAGTTCAAATTCATCCCTTGGCGTGGAGCTTACGCTATTGGATTACCTCATCTTATCGGTGGTCTCTCTGCTGCTCTTACCGGTGCTCTGCGTGCTTTGCTTGACGCTGCTCACATCAACAACAGCCAGACACTTCTTAAACTCAAAGGTGGACGCATTGGAGGACAGTCTGATCGAATCGAGCCAACTCAAGTTGTAGAAATTGAAGGTGCTCCGGGCGTTGATGATGTTCGCAAGATTGCGATGCCAATGCCGTTCAATCAGCCATCCAGCGTTTTGTACAATTTGTTGGGTTGGTTAACAGATGCTGCTAAAGGTGTAGTAACTACCGCCGAAGAAAAGATTGGCGAAGCAAACAACAACATGCCTGTCGGTACAGCCCAAGCGCTGATCGAACAAGGCGCTAAAGTATTCTCTAGTATTCATGCTCGCTTGCATCGCAGCCAAGCTAAGTCATTGGCAATTATCTCGCGTATCAATCATTGGTACCTTGACGAGATGGACAATGAGTGCGGCCAAGAAATTAAGGTTCGTGACTTTGCGTACAACAATGATGTGCGCCCAGTATCCGATCCTAACATTTTTTCGGAAACACAACGCTTAGCCCAAAACCAAGCGCTGTTGCAAATGGCAACATCTGCACCTCCCGGCATGTTTGATGTGCGTGCAGTATATCGCCGCGTGTTACAGCAATTAAAGATTCCCGCTGTAGAAGAAGTTTTACCAAACCCAATGGGCGCAAAAGAATCCAACCCAGCATTAGAGAACGTTGCCATGACAATGGGTCGTCCTGCTGCTGCGTATCCTGACCAAGATCATATTGCGCATATTAAGGTTCACTTGGAATATGCCGAAAACCCAGCTTATGGCGGCAACCCAGTTATTGGACCTACGTTTGCTCCTCATGCATTAGAGCATATCAAGCAGCATTTGACATTACACTATCTGCAATCTATGCGCGCTTATGTGGCACAAGCATCTGGCGGACAAGATGTACTAAACCTGCACCAAGAAAATCCATTGGATATTGAATCACAACAGGCTTTGGCTCTGGCATCACAGATGGTCGACTCAGATGCGCGCGATACATTGACACCATACGTGCAAAAGATTCAAGCGTTGGCGCAAAAAGTTCAACAAGGCATGGAAGCACAGCGTCAACAAGCTGCTATGGCCGATCCAACAGCTCAGGTTCTTCTGCAAACACAGATGGCAGAAACCAAACGTAAAGCTGGCGAAGCGCAAGCCCGTATGCAACTGGATAACCAAAAAGATACGCAGAACTATCAGATCAAGATTGCCGAGTTGCAACAGAAGATTCAAGATTTGCAACTTAAATATCAAGTTCAGTCTAGCATTGATGCAAACCGTAGCTCTACTCAAATTGCTATGGCGGACCTTAACAATTCATCGCGTGAGCGTATTGCTGAGATTGCAGCCCGTGCTGCTTTAACTCAATCCCAGATTGAAGGGCAGCAAAGCCAAGATCAATTGGCTATGGAAGCATCA